ATTATGTCTCCTTTTCCAATGAAATAAAAGTATTTTTTCTATATTTTTATTTTATGACATTTTTCTACAAATTAGAAATTGATTCTTTCTATTATAATCATTATGTTTTTCAATGATTATAATATTTACATACTAACAATCATCTACTTGTTATTTTATAAAATTTTTACTTTATATTATATGGTTGCCCAAATTTATAAGATTATAAATAAAAAAGCTATCCTTTTAATATATTAAAAGGATAGCTTTTAAACTATTTTTTATAAACTCCCCAGAAAGTTTCAATTGTATCATCTGTTGGAGGTTTTGTAATTTTAGATACTATAATAAAAGAAAGTAGTGATATTAATAAAGGAAGAACTATAGTGTGCATCCCAAATGGTCTTGGCCAAGTATAGCTAAATAATATATATGTTCACTTAAAAACAAAGTTATTATTACTATTTAAAACATTTTATTATAATCTCTTATTTCATTAATTTAACTTACGTAGACAAAATGTAGACGCTCTGTTGACAATCAAATTTTCATTCTAAATTAAATAAATAAAACAACAGGTAAAAATAGAAGAAGCCCTTATCTATTCGCAGTAGATAAGAGCAATCCAAAAAACTTGCATAAATCATATATAATTACTAATAGTATAACAAACTAGTTTAATTTTATGCAAGAACAAATTTGGAATGTGCTGAAGGTTTCTTCTATGCATAAATAGGAGAAAAAAGATGACTATCAAAAATAAGAGATTTAATATAAGCCAAGAATTAGAAAAATTGTACATAGAGGTACCATCAGCATTAATATACGAACCAAAGTATAAACCAAATAAAGAAATTGGTAAAAAAGGACTTTCTAATGATGCTAAAATTCTCTACGGTATTTTATTAGAAAGAACTCGTCTATCTGTATGGAATGCTACTGAAAAAAATGATACTAGATTCATAGATGAAAACGGAGATATATTTATTTACTTTGATGATAAATCTATAGCTGAAATATTAAACTTATCTGAGAAAAAAGGTAGAGATGTAAAAAAAGAATTGGTAAGTTACAATTTACTTGAAGAAATAAGACAAGGTTTGGGTAAGGCTAATAGACTTTACTTAAATATAGTTGAAACTAATAAGGAAAATATAAATTTATATAGAAGTGAATTTAAAAAAGTAGTTGATGACAAAAAGGAATCGGAAAGATTAAGAATTGAGAAATACAGAAAAGAAAACGCTGAAACTATTGGAAATACTTTGAACGGCAAAATTGACCGTACAAGAACAGTCGAAAGTACCGTACTTGAACAGTCAGAATTACCGTCAAGTAATAAAGAATTGAGTAAGACTGATTTTAGTAAGACTGAATTTAAAAAATCAGTTGTTGTTATAAATGGCATTGAAAAGAAAAAAACAAAAGCTTATGAAATACAACTTAATGAAACTAAAACTACTCAAGAAAAAGTAAACTTACTAAGTGATACTCAATACATGACAGAACATACAAAAGCTCTTATGCATAAATTTATAGAATTTAATATACTTGTTTCAGAAGCCCAAATAAAAATGTTAAATGAATGTGTTTATGATATAGCTATTAAATCAATAGACTTAACAATAGCAAAAGCTGGAATGACATTCTCTTATTTCTATGAGATTTATTTAGCTAAAGAAAAAGAAGATATAGAAGCATTATCTTTTGGTTGGTAAAATAAATTTAAATAAGGAGTATTGAGTTATGAGATATGGAATAAGAAAACCAAGTATAAAGAAAATGACTAGTGCTAGAACCACAGGTAAAGCTAAGAGGATTGTTAAGAAAGCTGTTATCCCTGGATATGGACGTAAAGGTATGGGATGGCTTAGAGATCCTAAACGTGCAGCATATAACAAAGTCTACAACAAAACTACATTCTCCTTCTGGGATTTTATATGTGCTTTGTTTAGATAAACTTAAATAAGGCTATAATTTACACGTGGAGGTGTTTAAATATGGATTTGAATTACTCCTTTTAGCCAGCACATGTCTTCTATGGCTTATTGATGCCATTTTAGTATATGCATTAATTGAATATAGGAATATAGAATTTTAAGGTCTGTAGCTGCGACCTTCAGTATATGAAGCTGAAAAACAAACTGTCTATTTGACAGTACCGAAGATGAAAAACTGAACGGAATATTATTCCGAGCAGGTCAAAATAGAGAAATGTGGTTTTTAACAGAAGATGGACTGCACAATAAATGAACGTCTAATATGTCCCCGTTCAAAATTTTACATTAAGATCACTAGCTGTGATGTTAAGAGGTTATAAAAATTAAATTTTAAGCCCTTGTAGGTATGTATTTCATTCATATTGGGAAGATTAATCTTGTCAAAACTTTTAGATGAGGTGATAATATGAAAAAAATAATATTAACATTAGCACTTGGAGCTACTCTATTCTCTCTTGGTACTTTTAATATATCAGCTAATGAAATAAACGAAATTGATACGAAAAAGTATGTTAAGAGTTTAAAAACTTATATTAAGAAAAACGAGTTTATAGAATTAGAAAAAGAACCAACTATTATTTTTAGCCCAATTGATAGTTTAAAAGTTAAGAATAAAGGAGTTCAGTTAGGATACTTAGAACCAACTATAAAGGATATAAAACACAACATAGAATTAACTAATGAGCTTAAATCATTCCTTCAATATAACTGTACTAAGAACGAAAAAATTAATAGTATTGGTGATGATATGATTGTTGTATTAGACGAGATTCATTCTAATCTTAGTAATGCACTTGTTGAGTTTACAAATCAACTAGGGTTTGATACTAAGGATAGTGAAAAAATAGCTAACCTATCAGGTAAATATAATTGCTTTAGTTCAGAAAAAAAGACATGTGCTTATGATTATATAAATATGATAAACGACAGAATAGAAAAAGTGGAGAAAATGTATGAATACATTAAAGATATATCTTAATATATTTTAGTTATAGTACAAGCTAATTACACTTTTATATAGTAGGTTCATATAGTTTATTACTTCAACAAGTTTCATTTAATAAACTATATGAAACTGTACAAGATAAATGTTCCACTTTAAGAAAAAAATTATTAACTAATTTTACTTGGGAATTGAATCACATTGGATTTATCATTTTCTTCATGAGATATATTAGCTTGATTTAAGTTTAATTTAGGAGGTAATTTAGTAATAAATTGTCTTAATCCTTTTAACTTTTAATCAGCAGTTTATAAAAATGATTCTATTATGATATCTGGATTTAAAGATATGACTAAAAAAAGTTCAACTAACTCATTTCAAATTAAAATTAGTTCTATATCACAAGCTTATGTTGCTTTTGGTGAATTTTATTTAGAAAAAAGAATAATGATAAAAGAATAAGATTAATATTAAAGGATAATTCATTAGTAAACATTAATTTATATACACCTATGATTATAGATTAAATTTATTACATATATAATCTATTTTAGTAATTCTAATGGGTTTGTTGTTTATCCATACCCAATATGAGTTACTAAAATAGTATTTCACATATGTAATATAGCACGTTCCCAAAATGGTAAGGTGGTAAGCAAATAAAATAGTAATTTTAATAGAATAAGTAATTATATTCGTTAGTAAGTGTATCAAACTGATTAACTATACCAACTTGTTCCCCAGTTTCTTTATTATATATAGTACCTTCATATATATGATCTACACCATGAACAGGTTTTAATATAACATGACATCCATATTTTTCAAACTCTTGATTTAATGACTCTGTTGCTTTGATTAATAAATTTCTTTCATCCCACTGTCTATTTAAAACATCAACTTCTTCTTCCTCAGGTATATCATCAAAGTTTATATGTTTTGTGATTTCATTAATATAATCCATTGTTGAAAACACATCATATTCGTTTGTAAGATCTTCCAATCTATCTATCACCGCAATACTAATTATAGTATCATTAAATTCCTCAGCATCTGCTTTAGCACATTCTATAGCATTAGTTTCAGCTTTAGATAGTTCTTCGATTTCTTCACTTTCTACACTTTCGCAACCTACCATTATTAAACTTCCTATTACCATTAATCCTGCTATTAAACTCTTTATTTTCATAATAAATGCCTCCAAAAATTTCATTTTAATGATGATACTAAATATTTATTTGACATGAAATTATGTTTATATCTGTATGATTTAATGAATTAAAGCGAATTATTTTCTTTGTTTATATAAAACACATTCTCAAAATTTAATATATGTTTTAAGTAATTTAATGTTAACATCTCTATTTTATTATTTTTTAACCTAATGAAAATTAAATTTACACAACTAAGCTGGAAGCATATAAAAAATAAAATTTTATATTAGGACATGCACAATTTAACCTACTTTTTTCATACACTCTATTAAGCAAGTGAATAGCAAGCGTAAGCGTTCTAAACTTGTTTAGATGTAATGAACGACCAGCTTAATCGTTTAGAGTGGTCTTGGGCTCAGTCTGTTCAATTTTATATATACATATAAATCATTGGAATTTCAATTTTTTCACAAGATGTGAACTTATATAATTAAATAAAAAACTACCCACAATTTTAAGCAGGTAGTTTAGCTACAAAAGAACTATAGTTTGTATCTTCATTTTTTATTAAACATAATGCATTATATCTTTCTAATTCCACTATATCAGTTTCATCATAGCCATCTTTTTCAAAGTGAGTTCTTAATTCATTAAATGCCTTAACATCACAACCTGATATAAGTAGAAATGATGATCCACTTGCTAATATGGCATTTTTACACTTACTAGTACATTGGCTCAAATAATGCATAGCTAAAGTTGGCACAAGATTAAATTTTCTAGACTCAACTAATATATTTTCCATAAGTAGCTGACAATTATAGCTTTGATGTATTTCATTTACGAATAGCTCTGTTTTTACTTCAGTAGCTCCTAATTGTTTTGCTAACCATATTTTACTTAAATAGAATGTAGCTATAACATTGCGAATTACTCTAGAGTTAAATTGTTTTTCAGGAATTTTAATTAATATCACTTTACCCTGATTTATAGCATCTACAAAGTCAATATTACTAGAACTATCTTTAGAATAAGCAATCTTAGTATACATATTAGTCTTAAGCCATGATACTCTATCTATGATACCATCAATTTTAGAATCATAGTTTTCTACACCAGATTTAGTAGTTTTAGTTAAGTCTCTAAGATCATCTAATTCATCAACTAATATACTTTTTGCATTTTCGCTTAATTGATTTATTAAATTTCCTCTCTTTCTAGGATTAGTCAGTATATCTATTACATCTTTAAAGCTTGCGTTTTCTTTAAGATAAAATACTACTGTACCTGCTGCATAAAGGTATCTTAGCATTCTAGGGGTTAATTTTGTGTTATCATCATTTATAGCATCTAATAATATTTGAATTTGTTCTGACTTTTGCATAGCTATAGCTATTTTAGAATAATCATCTAAATTTGGATTTATCTTGTGTTCATTAAATACGAACGATTGGAGTTGATTTATGTTAGAGCAGTCTATTTCTAATAATTTATCAGGTGGAGTTATAGCTTTTATATTGTTAGCTAATTGACATTGATCTATATAATCAATTACTATAAGTCCTCTATTTGCTGCAATAATATCTTTAGCCATATTTACCATATAATAATCTTTACCGGCTCCCATACTTCCTAATAATACTCTACCTAATCTTGATATCTGATTATCTGTAGAATAATATGCTTTCTGTATTGTATCTTTGCATTTAACCGTTCCTATTCTAATCTCTCCATCTTCGAGACACTTAGGTATTTTACGCTCTAGTACTTTATTATGATTTATCATTTTATACTGTTCAATTAATTCTCTACCTGGTAAGCTAATAAAATTCTGACACTCTTCTACTGTAGTCTTATTTATAGCTACATTATTAATAACTGGTCTCATAATATCAATATCTTTTTTAACTTCCTTATAACGAAATTCATTGTCATCTGATATAGATTTAAAGCTGTTACACATACTTATTCCTATTTCTTTTTCCTTCTTATTATTTTTAGATTTAGATATTACTAGAGTTTGACTCTTACATATATCTCTACTAGCTTTTCTTTTAGTGCTACTAGATGGTATTTTATTAACATTAAGAAATAGTTCTTTCTTTTTGGCTTTTTTATTAGATTGAATGCTTCCTATAAAGTCCTCAAAATAAGATATTATAAACTTTAAAGCTCCTATTCCTATATCTGCTATATCTTTAGTTTTCTTAAGTGAATGCCCTTTTTCAAACTTCTCTATATTGTCTCTATATAACTTTTTGAAATAAGTATCCTCTCTATCTCCTGTTGGTATAAAATTATAGAATATTCCCGTCATGTCATCGTTATCTAAGATATCTATAACTGCCATATTAGCGTTCAATAAATCATTACTTCTTTTGTCTACATTGAGACTTAATATATCATTATGAGTATACGTTAACTCATATTTTGAACATGAATTGATATCTATAGGTATGTTATCGACTTGTTTAATCTCTATATTCTTCCAGCATTCTCCGAACTTAGTTCTAAATTTCATGTTATGGACTGTAGGTACTATAAAATAGAATTGTACTTCTTCCTTAGTAATATGGATATAATAACTAGATTTCATGTAACTTTGTATTATAAGTTTCTTATCTTCTCTTTTAATTAACTTATCTGCCTTAATAAACATTTTGTTAACTAATGCTGCTATTGAATCTGTTGAATTATTCTTATTTGATTTAGTAGGTATTAGTTGATATATTGAATATTCTTCTTTTTTAATCTGGATATATTTACTAAGTGACATTGATTTGACTTGATTCTTAAACACCTAGAATCACCTTCCCTATGATTTGTATTATAAGATGTATAGCCCATGCTAATATTGGTATATCTTTTCCTTTCTTCCATCCGAATATAAATAATATTGCAGCTACTAATCCAGCTATTAAACATACATCTGAGCTTAATTCTGTTATAGTAGTTATTAATTCCGTTAAAAACTCATTCCATTTATTTGAGAAAAACTCTTCTACTCCTTTAAATGGATTAAAGTTCCATTCTACATCAAAAGTTTGTTTAAAAGGACTCATATACATACCTCCTAAAATTTAAAATCATATAAAGTAGGATAAAACTCTAAAAACAAATAACCTATCCAAAATTGAATACCTGCAAATGATGCTTCTCTCATGTTCCCACCATTCAATAAGCAAATAATCATTTCCTTGATTCCCATTCCCATACATGCATATTTAGCTAAATATGTTAACTTATCTATGATAGTTATAGCCATATCTCCTAATCCGCCAGTAGCATATACAGTTATAGTACTTGAATTAATTAATATTGTAATTAGAATTACTAACCTCTTATACATCACTTTATTTCTCTTGATGTGTCCTATGAATTTATCAATTAAAAGTACATCTTCTCTTGAATAAAAATCACATTCAACTAATTCAACTTTTTTATACTCTCTAACTTTAGAAACTTGACCACATACCATTTCAGTTATTGTGTTACCATTTACTAATATCTTCATAATATGATCCTCCTATTTTGGTTATAATAATCTCATAGAATTTATCTGGAGGTGTTTAAGGATGATGAATCCTCACTTGTGGAAAGCATTAGGCTGGTTCTCTTTGGTTGGAATCTTAGATTTAATTCAGAATTCATTACATTAATTAAAGGATATCATAGATATTTATAGAATATATTATCGAATTATATTTTTTAATTCACTTGAGGTTTGGACTCTATGGACTGCACTCCTGGAGTCCTTTAATTTTAATTAAAACTTCCATTCACCTTTACGTTTCATTTCTTCCATTACTAATTGTTTAATAAAAGCACTTTGACCTATCATTGCCGAATTATCTTTGATGTAGTTATAAATGCTTAATTCCTCTGGTGTCTTTTTAAAAGATACAGGTATTCTCACTTCCTCGCTTCTTTTTTTTGACATGTGAGTTATCACCCTTTCTCAACTAAATTTGATTGTGTTTGTTTGTTCCTAATACATTATATGTGTAATCGCACAAAAGTTGCTTGGACAAAAACATTTAAGATGAATTATTCTATATTGGAATTTTATGCTAATATATATATAAGAAAATTAATTGATCAATAAAAAGGGGGTCATTCTTATGTTTAGTAATCGTATTATGAGAGATAAAGTAGATTTATTAAAATTAAACGGTGATGTATATAAAGATATAAAATCTTGCGTACAAACGAATTTGATTTTAATAAATGATATATCAATTCCAATAGAAGAAGGAGATACACTAGTTCGTATATTACCAAATAACCTACGCGAAAATTATATAGTAAAAGATAGAGGTTTTATTTCTGGAATGGGAAGTATCCAATCTCATTATCAAGTTAAAGTTGAAAAAGAGAATATTCATAAAGAAAAAATTACATCTTCTTCTATAAATAACTTTTATGGAGATATCTCTCATTCTCAAATACAACAACATGTTCAAAATTCAACTCAAACTATGAATATGAATGAAGTTTATGATAAAAGAGAAGAACTTAAAGCTTGGTTAAATGATACGTTAAAGCAAAATTTATCAAGTATACCTTTAGAGTCTGCTAAATTAGATACTATTGAAAATATTTTAAAAAATGTAGAATGTGAACTTGAAAAAACAAATTCTAAACCAAGTATTATAAAATCAGGACTTGCTTCTATAAAAACTGTATTAGAAGGAGCATCTGGGAATTTACTTGCTTCTGGTTTAATCTATCAATTATCTCAGTTTCAATAGGAGGTTTATATGTCAAGCTTAGTATTAGAATTACAACAAAAGTGTTTAGATTCAAATATTTCAGTTTCTGATTTGCTTAGACATGCATTAGTATTATCTAAAAAGTTATATATTAAAGATGCTGAAAACTGGATTTATGCAGAATTAAATGGATATAAAGATATCAATATAGAACTTCCTAAATATAGAGTACTTAAAGGGGAATGTTTAGCTCTTAACATTTATAGTGGCGTTTACATACCTGTTGTACTTAGCAATGATAATGAAGTTGAGTTTTTAACAAAACTTAAATGTAAAAATTCTTTACCAGAGTTAGAATACTTAGTTAAAGAAAATAATAGTTTACAGCACTTGACTTTATCTTACCCTGAAACTTTTGAAAATCATTTAAGAAATTCAACTGGATATGATTTTAAATATGTATTATCTGTTGGAAAATCTAAGGTTAAAAATATATCTGACAATGTTAAGAATAGAATACTTGAGTGGTCTTTAGATCTTGAGTGTAGTGGCATTTTAGGTGAAAATATGACATTTACAAGTAAAGAAAGAGAAATAGCTACATCTAAAAATTATACATATAATTATTTTTATGGCAATATAAGCGATTCTCAAATACAACAAAACTCAGATAATTGCGAACAATCAATTTAATACTATTGAAAAAATTAGGCTATAAATACTCAAATTAATGAATATCTATAGCCTCTCGATTTTATAGCATGATATATTATCCTTGCATGAAGTTCTTTTATCTGTTATTAAATTGTACCCTATTTCTGCTAAATATTTATTTAACTGTTTAGTTTTATTATAGTTAGCTCCTTTTACAGTGTTAACAAACTCTCTTAATTGATTTACTGTTACAATTTCATATTTATTATCTTTTCTAGCTAATAATCCAAATGACATTACATATCTATCTATGTAAAATTTTACTTTATCATCTTCATCTAAATCAAAATGTTCTATGAAAAACTTATCTTCAACTTTATTATTGTACTCATTTAAAAGTGTATATAGTAGCTTTAAAAATTTAGTATTTAAGTATTTATAATTAATTTGATTTGTATTTTTGAATTGAATTATAGGTTTATAAATATCTACACTTAAATTATATATAAGATTTGATAGTGTTTTATTATTATCTAATTCTGTAGCTATCAATTTAAATTGTTCACTTCTTTTATCACATAAAACTATCATTTCAAAGAGTTTAATAAATTCAATATCTCTTACATTATAGCTGTCTTTAGATAAGTATAACATTCTATCTGTTTTAGCATATTTATTTAAAGATTTCATCATTGATTCTTTAGCTTGTTTTCTATTTGAATTGCCGAATGCACCTAAATAATTACCATCTTCATCAAATTTACTTAGTGTTTCTCTCTGCTTTTTCATAAGTATAGAATCTATTTTACTAACTAAGTAACCTAATATATTGTTAGAGTCATTTTCATCACCATCTATAGTATAATAATCTGATTCTCCTATTTTATCAATTAAAGTTTTTCCATTGTCATCTTCTTTATAAGCGTTCATTTCAAAACTTATATTGTCTTTATCTACTTTTCTAGTCATGTTTTTCTTCTCTTTTTCATCCCAATAGTATTCTAAATAATATCCCTGATTGTCATGTTGATATAATTGTTTTCTTAATAAATTTTTAATAACGGTGTACATCATAGCACACATTGCATTTATTTTTTCTTCGTCTTTTAGTATTTCTTTAAAATCTTCAACTGAATTTACTGTGATTCCTCTTTTCTCTAAACTACTATTAAATTTACCATTTACTAAATCATTTAAAGCTATGTAACCTAAAACTCTTGCTTCTTGTAAGTATTCTTCTTTTCCTTCATCGTCCCAAATTGAACCTTTATGTAATTCTTTAACTATCTTTTCTACAGTTCTAAAAAATAGATCAAGATAACTTTCTTTTTCAAATTCTCTATGTCTAATATAAGTACCATATACCATTTCATATTTTTTCTTTTTAGCGTTATATGCATACTTTTGTTTCCTACTTTCATATGCTTGCCTAATAATTTCATCTATTATTCCTTTTTTTATTACTCTATCATCTTCTTTTAAATCTCTAAATCTATCTAATTTTAATAATTCATCTATATTTATTAAACCCATTTTTGTACAATCCCCTTTATAATTTAATTTTACATAAAAAAAAGAGGTATAATTAATATACCTCTCTATCTTCCATTGAGCTTACTCATTATTTCTTGGGCTATCTTTTCAACTAATCTATTTTCCAAACTTTTTAAATCATTAACTAAAGACTCATCGGCATTTCCTTCGATATTTATCATAGGTGCATTAATATTTATAGATACTCCACCGCTACTTTTCTTTTTTGAATCTTTATTTTTTGAAACCTGTTTATTTCTATATCTATCTGAATAATAATCTATTCCAGCCAAAGATAGAGATCTTGTATTAACTCTATACTGTCCTACTCCTAATTGACCTAATACATTAGTCATATTTTTCATAGTTTCTATAGCTATGTTAAGATTTTCTATTAGTTCTGACTTTATCAAAGTTCCTATACTACTTAACCCGTCCCCATATTCATCAACAAATTCAAGCATAGCATCTTTTAAACTAGAAACCTCTCCGTTGATATGTTCAAAAACTCCACTTTCTAATGTCTGATTTATAAAATCTCTTAAAGCATCTGGTTCTAGTAAGTTATCTAATTCATTCTTAGCTTTATTTGCTTCAGCTTCTATTCTATGTATTTCATCATCAAAAGCAGAGTTTATATCAGAGTCGATTTTAGACTGAACTAAATCTTCTAATCTTTTTTGTTCTGTTTCTATTTGTTTTAATATCGAGTCAAGCTTTTTCTTAGCGCCTAATGAATTATCTCCTGATATATTATCATATTGCTTTTGTAAGTCTTTGATTTTATTTAATTGATCGTTATAATCATTTTCATAATCAATTTGTTTTCTTACGTCATTATAAGCATCTTTTTGTTTGTTTATTGCATCAATTCTATTTTTAGACTCACTATCAATTAATTTCTTTCTCTTTTCAATCTCTTTTCTTAATATTTCAGTTATCTTTTCTTCTACTGATTTAGTAGTTCTCAATTGCTGCTCTAATATCTGTTGATCTTCACTACTTACCTTAAATGCGTCTATAGATGATCTTATTGCGATAGGCATATCAAATGTATTATTACTTGCAAATGTTCTAGCCTGATTCATAGCTCTAGTTACGGTTTCATTTATAGTTTTATTTATTTGAGTCTGAGTCTTAGTAACATTGATAACTCCACGAATAGGACTACTATATGCACTCCTTACTCTATTCCAATCTGATATAGCTTGATTTGCCATCTGTCTAGTTGAAGTGGTAACTCCTCGATACATATCACTTGCACTAGATTTTGCACTTTGAACCATTTTTTGTGCTGACTTTGAAACTCCATTGTACATATCACTTCCTGCTTGTTTAGCTATTTCCGCCAGTTTAGTAAATGATTGTTTTGCTCCGTTGTACATGTTAGTAGATTCTTGTTGTATAGACTTATTAGCCTTCTTAAAATCTGTGCTTGTATCTGTTGCTACTTTAGAAGTGTTTGTCTTTGCATTTTTAGCCATTTTATCAGTGTTAGTTTTTACTGAATTTGCTGCATCTTTAGTGTTCTTATCGGCATTAGATTTAGCATCCTTAGTATTTTTATCTACGTCTTTTGCCAAGTCTTTAGTATTCTTACTAGCCTTATCTTTTGCCTCTTTAGTGTTTTTGTCTATAGCTTTTGATCCTTCTTTAGTTTTGTTATCCATGTTCTTTTTCATGGTTTCCATCGCAGAAGAAACGTCTTTTTCAAGAGTCTCAGTATTTAGTTTTCCATTCGCTTGCATTAACTTAAGATTATTCATAACCTGAGTTGTTGCTTCATCTACATTCATTCCTTCTTTTATACCTTGGAACATCATTCTTGTGGTATCATTCATGGCTTGAAGCGTAGATATTTGAGTTGAATCCATAGTTGCTAATTGAGTTGCTACTGTAGATGCTGCTTGTTTATAATTTCCATCAACTATAGCTGGAACTTGACTTAGTATAGAATCCATTGTTGTAATACAACCATTTAATTGTTCATCAGTTGCATTACGCATTTGAGATAATCCTCTAGTTGTTGTTAGAGTTAACTTATCGGCAGCTTCTTCTTGTAATGCTATTGTTCTATTATTATAGTCATCCCATGCCTGCTTAACAGTTTGCCCTCCTGGCCCGTCTATACAAGCTGCTATTAAATCCATACCTAATTGAGCTACATTTGCTAACTGAGAAAAAGTAGCAGCCCATATTCCTGATATGAACTCACAAACTCCTCCAACTATAACCCCAAGACTTCCAAATTTGTCTTGAAGCATTAAAAGTGTATCTGAACTATCTCCAACAGCTATAGCAAGTAATCCTAATGCAGCAACTACTGCTGGTAATGCAATTGAACTTAACGCTCCCATTGCACCTGATAATAAGCCTGCTGTTGCACCTGTCCCACTAAATGCAGTTGCAATTGTTCCAACAGCAGTTATAGTACTACCAAATAAAATTAATAAAGGTGGTATTACTGCTGCTAATCCAGCTATAGCCAATATTGCAGTTTGAGTTCCACTATCTAATCCTGCGAATTTTTCAGATAGATTAGCTACCCATTCTGCACAACTTAAAATAGCAGGCATTAAGTTATTACCTATAGTTACCGCAGCATCAATCATCTTATTTTTCATAATTTCTAATTTAGAAGCATTTGTATTATATCTAGTTTCTGCTTCTTTAGTCAGTGCATTGTTTTCTTCCCATGCACCTGTTCCTATTTGTAATGCTTCAGAGAATACTCCACTTGCACCTGCTGCTCTTAACAAAGAGTCTCTTAATCTAACCTCAGAGATACCCATATCATCTAAGATACCTATTGCACTTAAACCTCTTTCTTCAGCACTTCCTAAACCTTGTACAAAAGATAATATTGCACCTGCTGCATCAGTTTCAAAAGCCTTTTTAAAATCACTAGCACTCATACCAGCAACTTTTGCAAAATTATTTAACTTCTCTCCGCCTTTTTCAGTAGCTAATTGCATTTCTATCATTACTTTAGAGAAAGCACTACCACCAGCCTCAGCTTCAATACCTACACTTGATAGTGCTGCTGAGAAAGACATTATTTGTGCTTCTGTCATACCAACTTGACTACCAGCTCCAGCTAATCTTAACCCCATAGCAACAATATCTGCTTCTGTTGTAGCCATGTTATTACCTAATGCAACTACTGTACTACCTAATTTATCAAATTCACTTTGAGGCATACCAGTAATATTTGCTAATCTAGCTAAAGAAGATGCTGCTTCATCTGCACTTAAGTTAGTAGTATCTCCAAGCATTACCATAGTTTTAGTGAAACTTAGTATACTTTCCTTTTTAATACCTAATTGTCCGGCAGCTTCAGCTACTCCAGCTATTTCAGTTGCAGCAGTTGGCATCTGCTTAGATAAGTTTCTAATACCATCTTCCATGTTTTTCATTTCAGAGGTTGTCATATCTACTGTTTTTATAACTCCCGTAAATGCAGATTCAAAGTCTAAACTAGCTTTAGCAGATGCTACTCCAACTCCACCTATAGCTAATGTAATAGGCATTAAGTCTTGTCCTACACCCTTTATATTTTGCCCCATAGTTTTCATATCAGTTCCAACTCTATTAAAAGGCATTGTTCTTAATTCATTACTCAGTCTATTTACATCTGCTACTGTATTATTTAATTCAGTTTGATATCCGTTTAATGAATTTTCATTTTGTTCTATTTCCGTTTCTAGATGATTATAACTATCCTTTAACTGTAAAAGTTTAGTCTTTAGTTGTAACGCCTCATTAGAATTTTCTCCATATGAACTTTTAGCTTGATTTAATTCTTGTTCACATTTATTGATAGCTTGCCCTAGTTCATTATGTTCTAATTTAGCTTTTTCTAATACATTTCCTATTTTAGATATTTCTTGTTCATATGCATTTATTTTAGACTTTCCACTATCAATTTGGCTTGATAATCTATCCATTTCATTGCCTAATCTAGAAAAATATCCACCGCTTTGTTTTAATTCACTAGCTAATCTATTAAATTCAGATTCAGCTAAAGTAGCACTTTGGCTTATTTTAGCTAATTTATCATCTAAAGTTTCTGTTTTTTGTCCTAACTGTTGAAATTCTTGTTGTGTTTGATTTAATTCTGAAGTAAGTTTAGATATATTTGATTCGGTAGAGTTAATATCGCTCCCTAATTTATTAAGTTTTTCACTATTCTTTTGAACTAATTCCGCTGTCTTATTCCATTCATCCGACCCTTTTTGATTAGCTTGTTCTAGTTCATTTAATTTACTAATTTGTTTTTCTACTGTACTTTCTAATTTAGTGTATGCTTCCTTTTGCTTATCTAATTTCGTTGAATATAAATCTAATTGTTTAGATGTTTTTGTTATCTTAGCATCTAATCCCACAAATGTCTTTTCGAATCCTTCTACACCTTTCCCAGCACTTTTAAAATCTCTATCTAAGTTTTTAACTTCTTTATTAATTGCCGACATTTGTTTAGCAAAAGATCCACTTTCTAATGCTAACTGTACGGACAGTTTACTAATTACATCACTCAATTTATCACCACCTATTGTAAAAAAATAGGGATACAACCCATATGAGCTATATCCCTACTTATAAAATCTCTCTACTATCATAATTTTTATTATTTTTAGATTTACTTGGACTATTAAATTTCACATGTACATCTATCATCTTAAATAAATATCTAGGTGTTATTTCCCAAAAATCTACATGATTAAACTGAAGTACATGATAAAATAAATATTCTAAATAATCAAAGTCCCAATCTTCACTTTTGTTTCGAGGATCTATTTCACCTCTTCTGACTTTCCCTCATTAGATTTTGGCATACTCACTTCTGCTAACTTCGCTATATATGTAAATATATTTTCCATCTCTGCAAAAGTAATCTTATCTTCTATAGATGCTCTTTTTATTTGCTTATGGCATCTTTGTATTGATTGTACAACTATCTCTAAAACTATATTTAAATCTTGTTTAGTTATAGCATTAAATATATCTTGCATAGACATTTCTATACCTTGCTTTCTCATTTCTGCTTGTACATTTGCTAAACATCTCATGTCCATTTTCCCATTATAAATTTGTTCTGCTAATACTATTTCAACTGTATTGTTCATATATCATTACCTTCCTTTTTCTATATTCTCACTGAATCAAAAAATGACTCGTCGCAATTATCCATGTAATAAATTTTCCCATCATTATGTTCTATATCAAATTCTACGTCTATATTTTCTTCTGTCGCAATCCCATTTTCTATCGTCCTAGCACCAATATTTACTGGCTTAAAAATAACTTTATATAAGCAGTATCCTAATTTTGAGCCATCATACCTTTCTTTATTAAACATTAATGCTAAATATGGAGAAGTATCTGTAGTTGTTACAGTAACTTTATTTTTTTCTACTGAATGTCCAAAAAGAAGATTATACTCATCTGTAGTCAACCCCATAACTGATAAAATTCCAGATCCTCCTTCAAAATTAGTAAATCTTATATTTCTTTTACCTGCTTTTTTAATTTCTGTTTTAAAGTCTAGTTGTGCCTCTATACTTTTTGCGCCTTTTATCCTTATCGGTGTATAGTATCTATCACCGTTTAATTTCGCAACATATATATTATCTAACCCATACATCACTTTTTGTTCTATCATCTAATCACCACTTTCTACACATAAAAAAGAGGTAGATTTAACTCTACCTCTAATATATTATTCAGCTGGATTTACAGGTACTTTATCAAAGAAAGTTGGTGTGACTTTATCTACATAATATATTTTTCTATCAGAAGTTTCTCCTATTGTAAACTCTAATTCTATAGGTTCTTCCTCAACCTTACCTTCTTCCATTGTAGTTGCGGATATTGAAGTTGGTTTAAATTTAACATTATATAAACAATACCCTGTTTTAGTTCCGTCTAATTTCTCTCTGCTAAACATTAATGCTACTGCTGGAGCAACATCGTTTGATTTTACTACATATCCATCTGCTCCAACTTTAGTATGCCCAAATAAAAGATTATATTCTGTTGAAGTTAAAGATAAAACTCCTAAAGTTCCTTCTCCTCCTGCAAAACCACCTATTCTTGCAACTTCTCTATTATCTGCATAGAAAGGAGTATGTTCGAAACTTAATTCTGCCTCGACAGATTTCCCCCCTTCTATAGCTACTGGTGTAGCATATTCTCCATCTGTTAATTTCGCCACATGTATATCACTAAATCCGTACATTATTTTTTGTTCTAAACTCATATTATTATCACCGTATCCTTTTTATTTTTTAATTAAAAAAGACGCTCTTATTGAACGTCTGCACTTATAAATTCTTTATATATGAAATCTAAATTTTTTCCAAAGTAGTCCCCATCTTGTAAATCTCTACTATCATCAAATTTAAATCTATTCTGTTTCATTAATTTCTTAACTTCTTTATATAACTTTAAATCAGCAGGATTTGTATACCAATAATTCAAAGCTATATAGTAAGTTTCTGATAAGTTTTTATTATCAAATCTATCCGTATCTTTTTCATTGTAAATATTAAATAAAATATACTTATCTGATTGTTTTCCACACTTCATGTAAAAAGTTGGTATATTTAATGGGCTTAAAGCGTCCTTAATTTTTTTATTAATCACTTTATCACCTCAATTCACTTTTAATTACTTCTTTAATTGCCTCATTAGCATCCTTAACCGAGTTTTGAAATCCTCTTTTCATAAATTTCTTAGCTAGCATAACACTTGTTCCATTCTCTTGATAATAAAAATATCTTGCAACTTCCGAGTCTGCATTCAAATTACCTATATCAATAGTTCTATTAGTTCCCGATCCTTTAAGATTACCTTTTTCTATACTAGCTTTTAATTTACCAGTTTTACCTTCTGGTGCTATTGATATAATTTCTTCTTTAATTATATCCGCAGATTTATCTAATGCCTTATCAGCCATTCCTCTTTGAGCCTTTTTTTCCAACTCCAAGAATTTAGATAATAAATTATCCATTCCGTTGCATTTTAAAGCCATTATTCAACCCCCTCTATAGTAAGTTGAAGAAATTGACCATCTTCTAAAATATGTACATGCCTTATATTGTACCTTTTATTTTTATATAGTAGAAATTTATCAGAATCTATATTTCTCCTTTTACGACATATTACATGTAAGGTTAACTTTGTAGTTGCTTTATCTGCACTCATAAACTCCTTAGTTCCTTGAGTTTTTACTTTAGCTCTTAATTTATATATAGTCTTATAGTCTGTTATTTCAAATCCATTTACATCAGTTATAGTTGAAAAATCCTGTATCTCTATAACTTGTCTTAATTCGCCTGGATTTATCATTACAACCACTTCCTATACATATCTAAAATGGACTTTAATATAAAGTTAATACGATTATTATCATATCCAAATGCAGCAGAACGTCTTGAATAAAAATCTGAAACTAACACTAGTATGGCTATTACTATAGAGTCTATATCATCTAATTGCTCAACTGTTAGAGATGTATAATTCTTAATATAATCTTTCGCAGCATGCAAACATATCTCTATAAGAAAATCATCTTCCGTAAACTCCTCCTCTATATTTAGATGCTTTTTACAGTGTGATATATTTATAGTTGAAAACTTAGCTTTCTCATCATTCATTAGTTATCAACCTTCTTTCTTCTACCTCTAGTTTTAGATTTTGATTCTGCATTTATATAGTCAGGAACATCTACTATCCCTTCATTTTCTTCAACATGATTATGGTTACAAGGTGCAGCCAAATTAGCTTTTATAAACTGATTAGCTAAATCCTCATTTATTCTATGATGTTCTCCTCTTACATAAGCACATGTAGAAACATGTGAAAAATTTCTAAGTATTATTATAGATTTAGTTGCCATTGCATCACCTCCAAATGATATTAGAGGTAGGATATTTCACCTACCCCAAATTTAATTTACACACTCTAAATAAGCCACTGCTTCACCTAATAATCTTTTTATATCTAATCTAGCATTAGCTTTTATAGCAGTAGAATCATTTAAAAATCCAACGGATGTATCTTTTTGTATAGTTAAATTCTTTCTTAAACCAACAACTATAGCCTTATTGAGATTTGCAAATAATATAGCTTTCTTATTTTCTCCAGCATTTAATCCTTCTACATAATCGTTAACTATTACAGGTTTTCCTAGTAATCTGTAAGTTTCTCCAAAAGGAACATCTGCATATGAATTTACTAAAAGAGGTCTATCTTGAGAATCTTTTAATTTAGATAATGCTTTACAAGTTTGATCATTTAATATCCAACATGCATCTTTTCTATAAGCCAATGGTAATGCATGATATATATCCACTATATCATCTGCGCTTATTACTCCATTAGATGATTGAACTACCTTATGAGCTCCTTCAGATTCATTTACACCATCTAATCCTTTTAATTTTGAATTTCCTTTAACTATTAATTTATCTAAACTTCTAGCTAGCGAATCAGTCAACTCTTGCTTTAAAAATCCTTCTAAATCATAGTCATTATCTTCTAAAATTTCATTTGATGCAATAACTAAGTTCGTTATCTTTTCTGAATGTAAATCTACAGTTTCAAAATTTTGTTTCTTTGCAACATATTCTCCTAGCTCTTCTGTTAATACGAATTCTCCTAAATTACCTTTTGCAACAGGAATAACATGATCTCCTTTTACAGTAATCTTTCTCACTTTAGAATATAATGGAGATACATACTCTAGTCCCTTTAGTATAGAATCTGCATATGTAGTTTTTATAACTTTACCATCTGTTCCTTTAGTATACTCATTAGCTCTTTCTTCTAATTTTATTTCATTTCCGTTTTTTATTTCACTTCTTAACTCCACTTTATCAGCGCCCTTTCTTTCTTCTATTTTAGTTTCAACTTTATTTAGCTTAGCAACAGTTTCTAATGCTCGTATTTCTTCATCTATTCTTTCAATTTCAGCTTCTTTTTCCTTAAATAATTTAAGATCAAAACTTCTTTCTTCTTTAGTCATATTAGTCATTTCTTCTACTATTAAATTTCTATTTTCTTGTAATTGTTTTATTTTCATAGTAAATTCCTTTCAATTTATAGCCCCGACCGACTATTACCATTATTTCTTTTGCATAAAAATAACACCCTAGTTCGAGTGCTTTATTATTTTAATTCATGTAATTTTACTTTAGCTTTGTAAAAATCCATATTTACTTCTTCTTTTTTAGGTAGTATTTTACTTAATTCTATACTTCGCGCTTGAACAGTAGTATCATTATAAGCTCCAACACTAACCAGTGATATTTCTTCTAAATTTAAATCTGTTATTGTTCTTATTCTCATATCCTTTTCATCATAAGTCCAATTGTCTTCCACTCCCCAGAATCCAAAACTAAACTCTCTTAATATTTTAGATTTTATTAATTCATAACAATCTTTATTGAGTTGAGTTGCTGGTAGTTCTGCTCTCATCCATAAACCTTCTTCTCGTTCTTCAAGTTGTAATGTTTTAGACTTCATACTAGCCATTAAGTTGTTTGAGTTATGATTGAATAATAAAAATATATCTTTGTTATTTTCTATACTTCTATTTATAGCTTTTTCAAATGTTCCTTTTGCTATTATTTCCTGAAATTCACCCCAAATAACTTTACTTTTTTGACCTACAACATTAACTATACCTTCTATAATCATCTTATTTTCAGTGTTATCAATTGCCCTAAGTTCTATGTCAAAATCATTTCTAAATTCGAGTTTATTCATATTCCTCTATCACCTCTTTCTTAATATCATTTAATTTTGTAACTGATTGAGTATTCCATTTCTCACCATTTTCATCAATAATCATATTGAACTTAGATAGTAGTAATGTATCTGCACCTTTAATTGATTTCTTATTTAACTTATTTCTAGCCTCGTTTATAGTAAATATGCCACCTTCAACACCATCTTTATAATATTTCATTTCAGTAGATTTATCAGTTCTTAACAAATTATCTATATTAAATTCAAAAAAATACTCACCATTTTTCTCACTTTCAAGCAGTAAATAATGATTAAATACCTCTTCTACTTGTCTAATGTATGCTAATAAACAATACTTTAAAAAATATAAATCACTTTGCTCACTTCTATTAGCTGTGCCTTTTAACATATCAGGAGGGACTTTTAATAATCTTGCTATTTCATCAACACTAAATTCACTTGATTTTAATGCCTCAATATCGCTAGGGCTTAATGAAATTGGCATAAAATCTATATCTTTATTTAAAACCATAACTGTACCATTAGATTTTCCAGCAAAAAACTCTCTCATTTTAGAAGTTAAGTTACGTTTATCATCAGCATTCATTTCAGAAGGCACTTTCATCATCCCTTTTATAAATGCACCATTTTCAAGAGTTGCGCCCTGGTATTGATTTAATGAATTTGCTATTCCTAACACATCTGAACCATGTTCAAGTATTCCCTTACCTTCTATCCCATTTTTACTGTATCTAGCTAAGTTTATCATTTCGTAGTTATTGCAAGTCATTTCCCTATCCCCTAATTTAAACTCATATGTACAAGATAAACCATCTTCAGTCATATACTTTTTTGGCTGAACATCTTCAACTAAATGCAAACTCGATATACTGTTTCCTTTTCTTTGAATATATAAATATCCATTACCCTCTAATATAGCTTGTCTTAAAAAAGTATCTTTCATATTAAATGACGATGTACTTTGATTACAAGCAACATTTAGTAGATAGTGCAATTTATCATCACTTACCCTTACTTTTGATCCATCTTCTAGCCTATGATATTTGTATATAGGTAAACTAGCTAATGTCTCAGATATTAAGGATAATCCATTATTTAATGCACTTATCTTCAGAGCAATATCTTCTTTAGTATCAGAATATCCATCAAACCCTGTTTTACTAATATCAGAACTCATATCTGTCTCTACTTTATCTTTCTTACCACTTATTAAATCTCTAAGTAATCCCAATATTTCACCTCCTTCTATCCTATGAACACTGAATAATCTGCTTTTTTAGTATTTAGTTCATCTATAATAGCAAAACAATTTAATGTAGCCGCCAACATATCTATCTTAAATTGGCTATTCCTTTTACTAATCATTGATAAACTTCCACTAGGATTCCAAACTTCTTTAGCATTACTAACATTAAGCACAAATAAATCATTATCAACAAATTTAAATAATCCATCTGCGACTGATTCTTTCATTAATTTTGTAGGTTTATGTAACGTTAAAAAACTTTGTTCAATTTCAACACATTTATATCCTGCCTCTTTAAACTTATCTACTGATGATGGAGCATTGTGTTTATCGTAAGCTATATATTTAATATTGCAACCTAAATTTTCTTCCAACTGAAATATAAAATTTTCTACAAATCCATAACTTATTTTATTTTCTCCACAGCCAAAACAATTCTCTTTTTCTATAAATCTTCTATAGTCAACCTTTTCTACTTTACACTTCTCTTCTATCTTATTCTTAGGTATAAAACACCAGCTCTGAGATATAAAATCATCTTTATCTTTAGTCATAACTACTACGGATGTGTTGTCAAAACTTAAACTTAAATCTAATCCAACTATTACATCTTTATCTTTCCAGTTATATCCATCTATTTTACATGTCTTTATATCATCAACACTAATATATGAATGTCCAATATTGGAATTAACCCACATATTCAGTATTCTATTCTTAAACTCTGACATAGCCCCAGGTAATTCTAATGCCTTTTTAAACTCACCTTCTAAGAATTTAATACCTTTTTCTAGTGTCATTTGAAGTGGAGATGCTTTAATCCATAATTTATGATTATCTAGCCATTCACCAGTTTTTATATCTTCCTCATCAAGCTCAAACATTAGTGAAAACATACCTTCATCTTCTAATAGTCCATCTAAATTCTTTTTATGTAAATCACACAGATCCCTCATAACATTAATTTCATAAGGATATCCTGTAGATATATTTATACTCAATCTTTGTCTAGTTGACATCTGAGATAATTTTAATGCTGATATTAGATCATGTGTTTTTTGATTTCCAACCTCATCCATAACATAACTCGATAATAATAATCCTTGTTCATTATTTGCTTCACCAGATAAGTTTTTAAGTATTGCTTCATTATGCAAACAAGTTATACTATCTCTTTGTATTTTAAATAAAGGTTTAATATAAGGACTATTTTTAATAATTTTCTTAATATCTTCTTTAATTAATGCTGATATATTTCTAGTTAACCCCCCTAATGCATGTTGTGAGAATTTATCTGCTGTAAGCAGTATTAATATTTCTAATAAAGCACTCAACACTGATTTAGCTGACTTTCTACCCATTAACAATGTAACATCTTGAATCATTCTTATTCCTTCATAATCTACAAATCCCCATATATTATCTAGTATAAAGAATTGAAATCCTGCTAAATGATCATAAAATGGCTTTCCTTGTACGCCTTCTCCTGTTCCAAAGTTTATATTTTGAAGTAAACTATGTAATATTTCTATCTCATTTAAGTCAAAAAAATAACCCTCTGGAGGATTTTCTAATCTATCAATATATCTTTTACACTCTAGTTTTACATATTTATTTGCTAAAAACCTACCTTCAATTACATCTAAAGCCCATTTATAAGACTTTAAATCTTTATATGAATCATACATTATGTATCACTTCTCTTTTTTAAAGCTTGAAGTACAGGATTTTTCTTTTCTTTCTCCTTTTCAACATTGATAATACTTAATTTAGCCCTTGATGCAGGTGATAATCCTATCTCTGATAAGAATTGCTTATATATAGAATTATACTGCTTGTATATTTTTGTAGCTGGATGCTCTATTAAACTTTCACTACCCCTATCAGATAACTTTGTAATTATCAATCCTTCTTCTTGTATAATTTTATTGGCTTGAGCCATTTTAACATAAGCGTCGGCTACCGTAGCAACAACACCTATATCAACATTAGTAAGTATCTTAGCATTTTCAAGTTCCTTAACTAGTTTCTTATATTCTTTTTTTCCGTCCTTACATAACCATCTAGGTGGTATATTAACTTTATCAGAATTACCTTGTAAAGTTTGTTCTGCTAATTTTCTATTTTCAATTTCTTCTTTTGAATATCCTCGACCTAGTAATTCTACTGGTTTACTTGGCATTGCCATCTATTTCACCTCGCTTATATTTTTACATACTAAAATAGAGTAGACAAAATCTACCCTTACTTTTTATGGGGGTTACGAAAAGCTCAAAATTGCATTTTGTGTAAAGAAAACCCCTTCCGTCTGTTCGTTTCCCACGTTTTTAATGAGTTTGGACACTCCCCCTTATAGCAATTATTAATCTTTATCAGTTTCACATATATTTATAGCTAAATTAAATCTAAACTATAATTTTTAAAACTAATCCTTAATTAAATTAGCTTTAAGTAAATTTACATACTCAACTATTTTATTTTCATTCATTCCTTCAATCTCTCTATGATGATCTCTACATACAACAATTAAATTATCTTTATCATACATTTTTTCTTTATTATTTTTCACTTTATCTATGTGATGTACTTGTATGTCTATATGGTTCAACTTGCCTAGTTCTCTACACACTTCACACATATAGTTATTGTCCTTTAATACTTCTTCCCTTACTCTCTTCCATTGCCTTGTATTGTAGCAATCATTATATACTTTGTATCTCTCATCGTTATATCTATTTATTCTTTTGATTCTCTTATGTTTACTCTTTGCATTGCACTCATACTCTCTATCATGTATCTTCATACAATATTGACACTTAACCAAGTCTGACATTACTTTTGAACCTCACTAAACATTTGAGATACAAGTTCATACTCTTCTAGACTCATACTCTTTAAGTCTTCTATTGTTAACTCTTTACTATTGCTTAAACTGTAATATATGACAGTTAACATAGCCTCTAAGTCTGCATCATTGAGTCTTCTATGTAGTTCTACTATGTTAATATCTAAATACTTACATACATCTATGTAAACTCCTATATCTGCCTTTTTGAAACTGTATATATCTCCTCTAAAAATAAATGCATTCTTCATAAAATTACCTCCTATAAAAATAGAGATAGCCTAAAATAAAATCGACTATCTCTTAATATAATTATTAAAATCTATGTTCTTTAAATATTCTTCTAATTCTTTTAGTATATGATTTCTCATATCTTCTATTAGTCTCTCACTATCTAAAACTATTTTAACAGGTGTACTTAACATTCCTTCTTGATTTTGGCCAGGTATATTTAACATTTATATCACAACCTTTCCATCATCTAAATACTTATTAAACTCTTTCCTTAATAAATTTTCTACAAATATATCTGAATAAAACATTTCTTCTTTACCTTTATTTACTAAGTATCCTTCATATCTACCAGGAATAATTTTATCTAACTCTTTTATTCTGTCTATTAATATGTCTGTAGTCATGCCTCTTCCAAAGTCTAACTCTCTAAGTATTTGTTCAGATTTAGTTATGCGTTTAATCTTGATTCCTTTATTCTTATTGTCCTTCTTGTTTAATTCTACATTCAACTTTTCTATCTTAATATCTTCATTACTTTTTTTACGAGATGGATACTTATTATAATCTCTATCTTCTTTACTTATTAAACCACAAACTTCAAACACTATACTACCTTCCAGTTCCTGTTTGAAATAAAAGTCATTAATCTTATATACTCTATTCCTTACTATAATTTCCATATATCCATTATCATAATTGACTAGTCTTTTATTAAGTTTCGATAATTTAGGGCTACCTAACTTATAATTCATATGTAATTCAACAATATCGTGATTATTTATTTCTGTTATATTTGACTTTTTAATCGTGAAACTATCCATAACATATGTATGCCATGTTTTACTATTTTGAGGATAAAATATTATTGCCTCTACATTTGAACTCCATCCTATTATTTCTACATCTTTCATCTTATATTAACTCCTTCATTATCTTATTTTCATCTTCATTTATAAATCCAAGCACTGATAATGTACTGTAATTTTCTTTTATAAATTGTCTTAAATAATTAGTTTTAATGTCTTCAACTACTAAATTTTCTAATAGCTCTTTATCATTTAAATCAATGCCCTCATATAATTTAAAATAGTTGCTAACAACATTCTCATCTAACATTGCTATATAACTCAAACCCTTTTCTGCTTGATTAAATTGGACACTGAAACTAGTTATACTATCTTTTATTTTTTCTAAGTTCATATTCAAACTATCCCCTTCACTTTAATTGGAGGTACAGTTTTTAAGAGACCGTACCTAAACTCTATATATAATCCCTAAAAGAATTAAAGGAGGAATTTTACGCTGTTTTTATTGTTAATTTATTATAATTTGTTATATCTACTCCATTATCAACTGCAAATGATTTTGCAACTTCTAATACCTGTTCATACTCTGACACTTTTATACAACTTAACTTAGATACTTTAGTCTTTAATGTAGAGTCTTTATAATATCTTCCTGTTCTAGCAAAATATTCTTCATTCAACTTTCTTTTCTTATGTGTCTGTCTAGTTGTTAAGTTTATACCTAGCTTATTATTTATAAAAGAATAGAATGATCCGTATATATAACCTGAGTCAGTACCTACATGTCTAGATATAGTATTTATAATCTTACTTAATTCCTTGTTGAAAGCATCAAATGTTATATTATTATTAACTACTTCATCTAATATTTTAGAAGTGTGTATTAACTTTAATTCTACTTCCTTCTTTTCTTGCTGCTCTCTTATCCATGCCTGAGCTCTAGCAATTGGATCTTCTATCATATATGATTCTACTCTTACTTCTTTTAATGTATTTTGCATAGTATGAAACTTTTTAACATACTTAGCTGTAAATATCATTCCTTTTTCACCTTGAAACTTATTTGCTAAAAAGTCACATCCCATTTTAGATACTAAGTATTCTCTGTTTGTTTTTCCGCTTGCGTCAACATATGTACTTTCTATAAAATAATCACTCACGACCATTTGGTTGTCAGTTAAAATAGCTATTATTCCGCGTCTATCTTTTCTACCGTCTAACTTTCTAAGTACCATATCATGTGTTGTTTTTAACATATCAGCTATTTCTCTTGTACTTATTCTCATTTCTTCATTATTTGTCCCTTGTACTTGTAAATCTCTCTTCATATTCCTATTACCTACCTTTATTTGTTATTTATTCGTGGCCTAACCCACGTTTTTGATTGGTGTGTAATTTTTTAAGCAGAACTACACAAACTGCATTAAGGAGAGTACATATGATTAAATTTTGCAATATTAAAACATGACTCATAAAAGCCATGCTTATTGGGGAGGATTAAAATGAATTCTATTATTTAAGAATTATGTTTTAATACTGCAAATGTATTTTTATATCATTTAATAATTCAAAAGGTTGCTGAAGCATGCACCTCTACACACTCCAGCATAGGTAAAAAGAATTTTTAAATTATCAAATCATATAAAAATTGGAGGTAGGCTAAGATAATCCTCATCATCCTAGCCTACATAGTCAAATTAAATTTTGTTAAAGAACTATACAAAAGTAATATAGTCTTCTCACCATCCCTATGCACAAGCAACAACCTTTGTTGCGAAGTGCCTATAACATCTCATTTAATACTTTATAAGCTATATATTTACTCATATATTTATGAAAATCCCAAGAATTATTAAATTTCACATCCCAACTCTTACTAAGAGCCTTTTGTTTGGGTGATAGTTTGTAATTTTTCCACATCTCATCAGGACTCCAGAAGGATTTAATTCCTGAATTCTTACAATAATCTTCTATCTCATTTAATAGCTCATCTAAGTCATCATTTTCAAATTCTAAAGTTAACTCATTTGACCTTTTATTACACTTAAATACTCTATTTTCTACTAAATATAAATCATGATCTATATCAAAGCTTAATATGTATACTTTCGTTTCTTTAATCTCACACTCAAACCAATCTAAATCCTTAGAAGTCAATAAATTCATCATATTCATTGTCCTCCTCAAATTCAATTCCATCTTCTTTAATCTTAGATAAAATAAATTCTTCTACCTTTTGGTCTTTTAACTCTTCGCCCTCGTAATAATCAAGACATAATTCATCAATTTCATTTTCTATTCTTGTTAGTTCATCTCTATATTTAGCTATATATTCTTGCGCAACCATTAAATCTATTTTCATAATTTTACCTTCTTTCAATTAAATTTTTACATAAAAAAAGAACCCTATTATGAGTTCTCTTGTATTCTTTTGGGCGTAAACGATAAACCTGTTTACACCCTCGCTACGAACTTAAAAACCAAAGTTCTTAGCGAAAATATATTCTTTTAATTACTTTTATACTGTCCCATTTCTATTAAAAAAAGGGGGCAAACTCAATAATTATATAATAGATATACTGCTTTTCCCCAATTTCCCCTATAGAAATGGGACACCTATTCTTTTAGCCATCTTCCTACTGTAGACTTGCTAACACCTAAAATATTAGCAATCTCTCTTATACTTTTTCCTTCTTCTTTAAGTTGTTTAGACTTAACTTTTAAATCAGATCTTTCTTTTTGTTTTTTACTTGGTTTATCTTCTTTTCTCTTAATTATTTTATTTTTTTTATTTAAGTTTTTCCTGTATTGTTCGCCTACAATTTCTGAATATTTTTCAATATTATTATTTATCATATATTCTTTAATTTCATTTGTTTTAAATATCCAAGTTCCTTTTTTATTTTTATGAACTATATATTCTAATCTTGAATTTATGTCTTTGATAACATCTTTTATTTTAGGCTCATCTTTCATGTCAACATATTGTACTCCATATCTCTCAACTAATTCATCCTTTATTTCATCTGTTAATTTTATATTAAAGTACTTTTCATCAATTTTACTTATGAGATTGGGAGTGTATAAATAATTCTCTGTGTTTTCACCTATGCGATACCTTGGACTGTATCCTTTATTATTTATAAGTTTATATCTTCCTAATATACCTACATATTCACATCTATTATAAAAATCAGATTCAGTCCATAATGGTTGTATATCATAAACCCCTTTAATATATAATTTTTTTATATCATGTCTTACTCTATTCCTAGCCTGTATTTGAGTATAATCTTTTATATCATCTACTACTACATGTTGAATTTTATCATCATATAAATTCCATCCCGTTTCGTAAGCAGCATTTATAATTAAAACATCTATATTCTTAGGTAAAATACCTCTTTTTATTCTATCATTTCCTTCTAATAGTTGTTTTCTAAGTTCAATTTGATAATCATTCATTCTTAATGTAATTTTATCTTTTTCTGTTGCATTTTTAGAAGATAGCCATTCTGCTTTAATTCCATATTTGATAAATAATTGTTTATATTTATCAGCTTGATCTATTTTATTAGTATATATCAGTAATTTTTCACCTTTTCCAAATATCTCATCTTTATTTAAAATATACTCCTTAATTATGTTAAAAGCAGATTTAATATAAAACTTCTCACCTTCTTCATAACATATGATTTTTTCTAAATCTTCTTTATTAAATATTATTCTACTCTTCACACCGTTCATATCTAGTTTATGCTCTGTATTTACTAGGGTAGCTGTTAGTCCAATAATTAATATATTATTAGATATCATTTCCTTAATATTTTGTATTACTCTACTATACTTGTATCCATTTTTATCATTATCATATTTATTAGCATATAAAAACAAATTATGGATTTCATCAAATATTATTAAATGGAAGTTATCTTTTATCAAATTTTCACAATCTTTATTTTCTAATAAAAATCCAAGTGTGTGATATGTAATAACAAGCATTTTGCCACACTCACCATTATTTTTTATTATTTTTTCAAATCCATAATTTTTTTTAGACTTACTTAATTCCCCAGCTTTTAATATCTTAACTCTACCTTTATTTTCTTCATCTAATAAATTAGAGTCTACTAGAGTTGATGTATCACATACCATCATACATTTATCTAAATTATAACTATAATTCCAATTTAAATTTGAAACATATTCTTTAGAGTTTTTTAATAACTCCTTGTATATGAATTGAGTTTTACCACTTCCTGCATGAGAGTTTATTATATTTAAAACCCCACGTTCTAATTTTTCACCATTCTCCGCCTTCTTTAACATTGCCTCCGATAACCATAATTTTTCCATAACCATATGTACCACCTTTATTAATTATTCTTACATAAATTCTCTTTATATTTTTTAAACATTGATTTAAAATAATCGTCTGAATCAAATAATATGTATTTTTGTCCGTCCTTTTTACCTTTTCCTGCTCCTATCACTCTACAACCATTTTTTATTAACCAATCTGCTTGTTTAAAATCAAATATTCTCATACCTTACCTCCTGAAAATACTATTTGCATACTTATTAATTAAATATAATCTTCAATACTCAATTTTTATGTAAATCTACGTAACAGTTATATAACTTCAAATATTAAAAACTATAGTTATTCAATAAGTATGTAAATTTAAATACTATGTAAATATTCTTTCTTCGTCATCCCTATGTGCGAGTAACAATGTTTGTTACGATGCACCTTATGAGAATAATAGAAGGTTAAGAAAATTATTCCTAACCCTCATATGTTTTAATACCACAAGTGAAACTCTATTCCTGCTTTATCCATTTTCCTATTAGGATATATATTGGCCGACTTAACTTTAAAGTCTCTATTTTCTTCAGGATAGTATTTACCTTTATTACTATTGTCATATACTTTACCTAATGAAATTTGAATTTTATCCTCATTTTCAGCTAATAAATAACCGTCTTTAAATGTAACTACTCTAATTTCATTAATATTTATCTTATTTTTATCCTCTTCACTTAATATTTTAAGGTCTGTTTTAAGAGGTACTGTATCTCCATTCTTAACACCTATTCTATTCATTTGTTTTTCGCCTAACTTCTCTTTTTTAAGCTCTATATCTTCCTTTTTAGAGTAGTTTTTAAATAGATGTCTATAATTACCATTTTCATCCTCTATAAATGCATGTTTACTATCAAATTTTTCAGTCATATATTCATCTAATAGATCAAAGAAATGATTCGTTATAAAAGTAGACTTGATATTTACATAATTCCCACGATACTTTTTATTCCCTTTTGCTTCTCCTAATGCCTTTAATACTACCTTAGTTGGATATTTATCTAGTATCACTTCTTTAATTAAGTCATCAGTTTCAAGTAATATTCTATCGTAAACAGGTCTTCTTAAATCATATAATATCTTTAATTTATCTTCTATATCAAATGCATACGATTCATCAGTTTTATATTTTTCAATCTTTCTTTCTTCTCTAAAGTCTTTTATTACTTCATTAATTTTAATTTTCATTCCTTTAAATTCAATTTCTGCATTATCTAATTTATCATGATAATCATTATTTATTTTTTCTATTTTTTCTTTAACTTCATCATTAACTTCTCCCTTAATTTTTCTTAATAAGCCTATTATTTTTTTATCTTTATAGTCCTTGCTTAAAGCCTCTCTAGCCTTAAATCCATATGTTGTCATAATTCTTCTACAAAAGTTATTTAAAAGACTGTCTGTATATTCAACTTGATTATATTTCACAGATTTATCAGCTTGTTTATATTTTGCATGGTAGATATATAAAGGTTTTAGTTCTCTTACTCCATCTTTTTTAGCTATGTATTCTTTCATAAATTTTTCTTCTTTATCAATAGATAATCCAGTTTTAGGTGAATCTATAGCTAACATTGAAATTTGTAAAACTATATACATATCTACTTTATTAGCTTGAAAATTATTTATTATATTCTGTTTATGATCTTCATCTGTATATTTCTCATTCATTTTTTCGGCATTAGCAAGAACTATAGCTATTTCCATATTTCTATTCTCATTTAATTTCTTTAGCTCATTAGCTTTATCAATTTCATCTAAAGTTTTATCAGCTTCTATAGCTTGATGTAACTTATTATACTTATCATTAATTCTTTTTCTTAAATCAAATTCAGATATTAACTCTCCACTTTTTAATTTTAAATCAGGTAATTGTTTCTGCATTCTAACTCCAGATAATATGGCAGATATGTTTGAAATTTGTCCTATTTTATTTCCTCTACCTGCTACTATAGCTTTATATAAGTTCTCATTATTGTATATTTGCTCATCTGTTCCACCATCTATTGAGTTCCTAAATACCCATTTAACTCCATTTTCATCTATGTCTTCTATTACACTGTTATATATAATAGGTGATGATAATGAAATTGTTATATCTAAATCCTCATCTGCTCCTGATTGTCTCATCATCGTATCGTCAAATGCATAAAAAAGTATATCATTAGCAAGGTCTCCAAAGTATTTATCTAACATTTTATTTTTCACAAATTTTGTTGCAATCACTTCAGTTGCAGTTGCTAACGGACAACGACATAAAGTCCTATTTCCTAACTCTCCTGGACAGTAATTTGTATTAGGTTGTAGTCCATTTTTAGATATCTTCCCTTTAATTCCTTTTAACTTTTCTACTTCTATTCCATCTTCATTCTTAACTTTCTTATATAGGTAGTTTTCAGGATTATCTTTTAATGCAACTAAACTGTCTATATAAGATATTGGATCTTTCATTATAGTTTTATAGTTACCTTCTAGTGCTATTGATCCTCCAGCAAGAGTATTAACTTTTTTGTTTACTAAGTTCTTTACAAGGTTAAAAGTTGATGCTAATTCATTCATGCTATCATCATGTTGTAATATCTTATGTGCTTTTGTACTAGCACTTAATTCATCCTTATCTTCATCTACTACATCACCTAATATAAGTCTTCTAGCTGCTGCACTTATATCATTATCTGTTTCTATTAATGCATTCTTAAATACTTGCTCATGCTCATCTGCTATTTTATCAAGTTCATCAGGAGAGATTGCGATATTTGATAAAATTTGATAGTTTGTCTCCGTAGAATGTTTAGCTTGTTTTTTATTGTATTTAATTATGTATAAACTCTCGAATATTTCTTTAATTCCGTATTCTCCTAATCTACCTCTTCCTAGACTTTCAACTAAGCCTTTATATTCTTCATAACTATCATATAATTTAGCAAATTTGCATTGACTAGCATTCATTATACAATCCATTTTCATTAAGTCTACTTCATTGTTCCAAAAATCTTTAACTATTAAATTTTCTAATCCATGTTCTTCTTTTAAGTATTTTTTAAAGTCAAATTTTATAAGTAATCCTTTTGTAGCCATAGATGTTCTAATACCTACCCAGCTTAAATCATAATCTATTTTAGCTTTATACTTGTCATTTAATTGTTCTTTTACAATCTCCATGTATTCTGGACTTATAAAACCTGCACCATCTAAAGCTACGTGTGTTATAGGATCTTCTTTTTGATCTTCTATTGTAAACTTTTCTAATATTGAATTTTTATCTCCTGACTCATATGTTGCTGTAATTTTTTCTATATCTAATACATCTATCTTTTTACCATTCTTATTTTTTTCTTTCTTAGAAGGTAATTGTAAATAGTTGTTGAAGAACTCATATTCCATTTCTGGTAATACACATACTTTCATGTCTGGTAAATAAACCTTATCCCCCGAAGATAAGCTTAAACTAATCCTTGATAAGATATCTTTATTTATAGCTATAGGCTTTTTATCTTTTAACTTTTCTAATTTATCTAAAGATATTACCCTTTCAAATATACTTCTAAAATCTTTATACGTATCTTCTATGAAGAAACATTCACACTCAGTTTTAAGTTCCATATCTGATTTCTTCATTAAGCCTGCTGAAGTAACTAGATATAAATAATGTTTGTTATCAAATTCTATTCCTTTATTTAATATATCTTCCGCCTCTTTATCTTCGCTAGGTAAATGTACCTTTATAATCTCATTTATTTGTTCTCCTATTTTGTAATCTTCTTTATTTAACTTATCCTTCATATAAATCTCAAAAATATCTAAGAACATACTTCTACCTAGTGTAATAGTTCCATCAACATTTACATCTGTCTTTAATTCAAATTTTCCTTTTTTCTGATAAACTTCTCTAATTTTAATTTGTTCCATATTCCCTTTTACCTCCAAATTTTTAATATATTACCCCTCAATTTAGGGGTATCCGTCCTAATTGTAACCCCTTACAATATATATACCTTATAATCGAAGGATTTCGTAACTGTTTTTGGTCTACCGTTCTATTCTATATACCCTATAACTGCGATATATCGTGGTTATTTTTTTCGAATTTTTTTATTAATTACAATCTTTACATTGAGATACCCTGGATGAGTGTACCTTCATAATTATAATAGGAAAAAAAGTTGCACTTTTTACGATATCTCCAACATAAAATCATATAACTGAGTTTCATTTATATATTTCCGCTCATCTCTGGCGAATGTTGAAATTTCAATGTTTTAATGATTTATATATCAAAGTCCCCATCGTAGTGATTAATCTTTTCGTCTAATTCTTTTTTATATTGATCCGTTATATCACTTACAACCAAAGTTGGCTTAGTTGGTATATCAAACCCATCATACTCATATTGCAATACCACGTCATACATTCTTATATGTCTATTGTTATGTTCTATAAATATTATTTTAAACTTACCTACTATCCAATAAGCCCATTTATTTTCTATTGATTCATATTCTACACTTAATATCTTTTCTGCCCATGCAATTTCTTTATATTTTTCTAATTCCTTGAAGATTTTTACAAATTGATAATCTCCAGGTAAATTAGATACAAAATTTTCTTCCATCTTTTTTAATAAAATACCAAAAGTATTTATCTCATTCATTTTATGTCTCTCCTCATCTGTACAAATAATTCCAAATTTTCATGTATTTATGCTACTTCTTTTTTATAGTCATTTATTATTAAATTTGGTATCCATTCCAAATCTTTATCGTCATAGTCATAAAAATTCGGTTCGTATTGTAGTAATATTTCTATAGAGTCATCTAATACAAATCTAGCTACTGTATAATAGATATTTTCATCACTAAATTTTGTTATTTCTGTGTAATTATCTAATTGTAATTCATCTAATAAATTATAGAAAGCCTTCGCACCTTCTACATTAGTTAATTTGTTTTTCATTTCTGTTAATAAGTTTTTCATATTCATTTCTCCCCTTGTTTTTATTTGACACTCTTCTCTCAAAGGGATATAATCTATATTGCGAGTATAGGTGCTATATCCTTTTTGGAGTAGTGCCTTTTTTATTTTTTAGTGTTTTATTGAGGTGTGATTTCCCTACCCTTTCGAGTAGGGATAGACTTTACTTTTTCTTGATGATTATCGACTTATCTTCGTCATCATATATGACTTCTACTGATCTTTCATCTTCTGTTATGTCCATTGATTTAATCCATTTCATTGGTAGAGTTAATCTAGTTGTTTTTCCTCCAGATCCAGATTTTGCAAACATAATATTTAAGTCTCTTTTTTCTTTCACTATCTTCACCTCTTAATCACATTATATTACGAGTCGTAATTTAATTCAATACGTTTCTACTAACTTTCATAAAACAAATATCGACAATTTTTACGCATAAAAAAATATAGCCTTAATTGGCTACCCTTACAATATATATACCTTATAATTGCGATATATCGTGGTTATTTTTATCGTATTATACTTTTATACCCCTTCACTATATATGCCTCTAACCTAAGGATTTTGTGCATGTTTTACTTGCATTCATAATTATAATAGGAAATAAAATCTCACTTTTTGTTATTCATCATAAAAAAATAAAAAAGGGGCTTTGAAATACAGCACCCTTCTCTACATATAATAGGCTTTAAGTTAATTCATATACTTGCACATTACCAAAATATCCTAGCTTGAGCCTTATTAAATATTGCTAATTCTATCTCACTTTGTCTTAAAAATGTATTATCTTTATTGTCTACAACTAAATCTTCTACTTTCAATCCTTTATTAAAGTCTTCTACCCATTGTTTCGCTTTATCAAAGTTTTCACAAGATATATCATGTATTTTTATCTTTTTACCGTCTTTATACGTTATTTCTATCATATCTACTTGGTTTCCTTTACTCATAGCAATCCCCCTGATTTTATAGCATTAATTCTAATTACCCATAGCTTTATCTATTCCATGCTTTCCCATTTCAGATAAAACTTTAACCGTTATATCCTTAAATTCATGCCATCCCCAGTTAACACTTTTTTTAGCCATTTCTTGAACTTTTTCTGTTCCACTTAATGTTTTTTCTATACCTAATTTAGTTTCTACATATTCAATGCCATCTCTAGTCATCATTAGTTCATCCATACATGTAGCTAAAATCTTATTATTAACTTTATTAAAATATACTCCAGTAATTAAGCCTTCATTCATGAGTTTGTCTAAAGCTATTACAAAGACCTCTCCGTCTATGCCTAGTTCTTTAGCTTTAATATTGTTGCTCATATTGGGAATATCTTTTTGATACTCCGTATATATTGCTACTAGTACTTTCTGCTTTGTATCTAATTTCATGAAATCTCCTTTCTATATATGTAGTTTAATACTTAATTCTATATAAATATCTAAAATCCTCCAAATTATACTTATTGAATTGAAATAAATGTATGTGCTATATTAATGTGTGAGGTGATGAAATAAAATGAAAGGAAGTGTAAGAAAAAGAGGTAATTACTATGAATACTCATTTGAAATTGGTAGAACAGTTGATAAAAATGGTAAAGTAAAGCGTAAACGTAAAAGTAAATCGGGATTTAAAACAAAAAAAGAATGCGAATTGGCACTAATTCAAGCTATATCAGATTTTGAAACTTCTGGAAGAGTAATATCTGAAAATAAAATAAGCGTAGATGAATATTTACAATATTGGTATGATAATTATGTTTGCAAATCATGCAGATATAACACCCAACATACTTATCGTAATTTCATCAAAAACCATATTAGCCCTTTTCTAGGTAGCTATTATCTTAATCAATTAACTCCAGCTATAATACAGAGTTTCCTTGATTCATTATTTGATAAAGGTTTATCTAAAAAAACATTAGAGTCTATTTTTAAAGTATTAAAGTTAAGTTTAGATATGAGTGTTTATCCTTATGAATTCTTAAAAGATAACCCATCTAAGTATGTAAAAATAAAGTATAAATTTAAAGATCCTAAGATTAATAGAATATCATTAGATGACGCAAAAAAAGTATTGATTTATTTAAAAGAAAATTATTATTTTAATTTTTACATTGCTTACCTTATATTTTTACACACTGGTTTAAGACGTGGTGAGTGTTTAGGTTTACAATGGGAAAACATCGACTTTGAAAATAGAATTATTAAGGTTAGACATCAAGCATTATATGCTAAAGGTAAAATAGAGTTAGTTGAATGTAAAACTGCATCATCCGTAGCTGATATATTGATGACAGAAACTTTATTCAATGAATTGCTTTCATACAAACATTTTATAGATTGTAAGAAATTAAATCATAATTTTGTTTGTATAAATACAGAGTATAGACCTATGACTTTTATAAATTTGAGCTATATAGTTGAGCGAATATCCATAGACCTTAACATACATGCAAATCCACATGCATTCAGACATTGTCACGCTCAATTAATGCTAGATAATAATATCCCAATTAAAGCTATTCAAAATAGAATGAGACATAGTAACGTTACAACTACACTGCAAAATTATGTCACTAGTAGCGAAAAGTTAGATAAAAATACTGTTGATGTAATTGAAAGTGTGCTATAA